TGCACCGTAGTGTAATGCTGCTGTTTGCAAGCTCCGCAAGTTTGGCATTGATGGTAGCAACGACTTACCTGCTATTCATTCTCTCACTAAGTTTAATACATCGCCTCCAATTTGGTTTTTAGATGTAGACGGCGGTGGTCGATTAGAGCTAGAGACAGACGACTTACAGAACCAGCGACGGTTTCAGCGTAAGTGTATGGAGAAGCTAAACACTATGCCTAACAAGATGAGTGATCAAGCATGGACTAAACTTATAAACCATCTGCTTGAGAACCTCACAGTAGTAGAAGCTCCTGTTGATGCTAGTCCTATTGGCCAGCTCATGGAACACATAGAAAGGTTTTGCAATGGACGTGTACAAGCTAAGAACAGAGATGAGTTGTTACTTGGTAAACCATGGACTGATGAGGGACGACATTATTTTAGGGTTGCTGATCTTATGGCATACCTTGATCGTATGCATTTCAGAGATTACCGCGTACACCAGGTAACTTCTGTATTAAAAGGGCAGCAAGCTGAGCATCACTTCTTTAACTGTAAAGGCAAAGGCGTTAACTGCTGGTCTATACCAGAGTTTGATAAGCATGACGATAGCTTTGACACGCCAGAGATAAAGGGTCAAGATGACATCTTCTAATTGGAACATAGTATATGGCCCACCCGGTACAGGCAAGACTACCTTTGGTATGCAGTTTGTAGAGGAGCAGATTAACAAGGGCATAGATCCTAGTCGCATTGGCTACATAGCATTTACAAGACGTGCTGCCAATGAAGCAAGAGAACGAGCTCAAACAAAGTTTAATCTGACTGACGATGATCTGTTATACTTTAGGACTATACATAGTCTATGCTTCATGCAGCTAGGTATTAACCCTAGTGGAATGATGCAGCAACAGCACTGGACAGAGATTGGCGAGCTACTAGGTGTAGAGACTTCGGGTATGGGTGGTATGAATGAGGATGCATACAACATGTCAATGCCTACAGGCGACAGGTTATTCTTCCTTGAAAACCTATCACGTATAACTAGGTCCTCACTGAGAGATGTATATGAGCAGACCGTTGATGATGATATAGATTACGACCAGCTAGTCATTGCTGCTAAGACATTAACAGAGTATAAGACTAAGCGTAAGCTATTAGACTTTACTGACTTACTAGACAAGTGGTTAATTAAAGGCCATGTACCTAGGATCGATGCACTGTTTGTAGATGAAGCACAAGACCTATCTAAAATACAATGGGAAGTCGTACATAAGATTAGTCGTGAAGTACCGTTGAAGTATGCAGCCGGTGATGATGACCAAGCTATATATCGATGGGCAGGTGCAGCAGTAGAAGAGTTTATTAATTTAACTGGTAACAAAACAGTACTCTCTCACTCATATCGTATACCTGAGGCTGTACATACTATAGCCACCTCATTGCTAGATACCATAGGTCATAGGCAAGAGAAAGAGTTTAGTCATAACGGTAACGAAGGTTACGTTAACTACCACTTTAGTGCTGATGACTTAGATCTAAGCAATGGTGAATGGCTGCTGCTAGCTCGTAACGGTTATATGCTACGAGAGTATGAACGCATCTGCGAACAGAATGGCTATCCATACGAGAGCCCTAGCCGTAAACCTCTCCAGTCTGCTGCATTGAGAGCAGTTAAAGATTGGACTGAGCTTTGCAAGGGTCAGACATTGGTTGGCAAGCAACTTAAGAATGTTCGTCGGTTTCATGGTTTCTCCTTTACTATTGATGACGAACGTATTTATGCTTTGTCAGACCTACCAGTAGAGAATAAGCCTTGGTACGATGCCTTCACTAAGATAGGTGCGACGCTAAGAGAATACTTCTTAGCAGCAAGAAGACAGGGCGAGAGCCTAAAGAAACCAAGAATAATAATTAATACCATCCATGGAGTCAAGGGAGGTGAGGCAGATCATGTTGCTGTGATGACAGATATGGCAGCAAGATCTCATAGATACATGCAAATGTTTCCAGACGACGAACAACGCGTGTTCTATGTGGCTGCTACACGCGCCAAGAGCGGGCTAAATATAATTCAGCCACAATCTCGCCTGTTTTTCGAAATTTGACCTTCTAGGATGGCCATAGAGAGCGGAGAAAAGTATGAGCCATAGTAACATATACCCTTTTAAGACCCGTCCCTACGCCCATCAGAGGGAGGCCTGGGATCTTTCAAAGGATAAAGATGAGTTTGCCCTGTTCATGGACATGGGTACAGGCAAGTCTAAAGTAATAATAGATAACATTGCATATCTATATGATAGAGGGCGGATAGACTCTGCTCTGATTATAGCACCTAAGGGTACGTATCAGAACTGGACGCGTAATGAGATACCAACTCACATGCCAGATCATATAGTAGTTAAGACTGCTGCCTGGTCTGCAACACCTAAGAAAGAAGAGAAGAAGAAACTTGAAAATATATTCTTCTCACTGTCAGACTTACGTGTACTAGTTATGAACATTGAAGCATTCAGTACTACCAAGGGCGTAAAGTTTGCTGAGCAGTTCTTACGCTGTGCTGGTAACTGTATGATGGTTGTTGATGAGTCTACTACAATCAAGAACCCTAAGGCTAAGAGAACCAAAGCTGTTATTAAGACAGGCATACAGGCAAAGTATCGTAGGATACTAACTGGTGAGCCAGTGACTCGTAGTCCACTAGACCTGTATGCGCAGTTCCAGTTCTTAAACCCTGTGTGTCTAGGGTTTAGCAGCTTCTATACATTTAGAAATAGGTACGCTATCATGATTGATATGAAGGCAGGTACCAGATCATTTAAGAAGATCGTCGGTTATCAAAGGCTGCAAGAGCTAGGTGATCAGATTAAACCATTTAGTTATAGAATAAAAAAGGAGGATTGCTTGGATCTACCACCTAAGACATATATCTATCGTGAGGTCGAGCTAACATCAGATCAAAAGAAAGTTTACAAAGAGCTATCTGATCTAGCAGTTGCTTCATTAGACGGTGCCGTGTTATCAGTCGATACCGTGTTAACTCAGATGCTAAGACTACACCAGATTACATGTGGTCACTATAAGTCTGATGACGATGTAGTTATACCAGTAGCTAATAATAGGCTATCGGAGTTAATGCAGATATTAGAAGAGTCATCTAATAAGGTAATCATATGGGCTACATATATACAAGACATACAGACTATTTTAGCCGCTCTTAAAAAAGAATATGGTGATGAGTCTACAGTAGCATACTATGGGGCCGTGAGCCAAGATGATAGAAACACTGCTATCGATAGATTTCAAACAGATGAAACATGTCGTTTCTTTGTAGGTAATCCACAAACAGGATCTATGGGTATCACGCTTACTGCAGCAGACACGGTGATCTACTATTCTAATAGCTATAACCTAGAGCATAGACTACAGTCTGAAGATCGTGCTCACCGTATCGGCCAAGAGAAAAATGTCTTATATGTAGATTTAATATGTAAAGGTACGATCGACTCTAAGATAGTTAAGGCCTTGCGTGATAAAAAGAATATAGCACAACAGGTAATGGGCGACGACTGGAAACAGTGGCTTACTTAGCTCGCTTGTTTTCTTGGCCCATCCAGATACCAAAGATACCTGTCATGACACCCATGATTACAGATACAAAAGCTGATTGCTGCATAGTAGGATCTGGTAAAGACATAAACCACTCTGCACAGCGCCACGACATTGCAACGCTAGCAACCATAGTTAGCCTTGCTATTAGATTATAGTGAATAAGATCTTTCAGCCATGTCTTCAAGCGATCTCAAAGTGAGGTGCATCAATAAAGGGGCGACGTCCTTCACTCCTCCTCAAGTCTACGTACGAGTTCATTGCTGCCTCCATACTTTGGTCCCATTCACGTATATCAGGGATATGCCAAGCTGCACCCCATCTTATACCTAGTCCTATATCTTGTGCTGCAGCCTTAAATGCATCCGCTATATCGTCGTATACATTTAGCTCCCAGGTTATTCTTGACCCTATGTAGGCAACCACATCAACAGCATTACCTTCAAGGTGTTTGCTCTTCATTGTCTGAGAGGCTCCTTTATCTACTAGTGCTTGCTGTTCTTCCATGGTCCGTAGTCCACAGGTCACGCCAAAATCTATATTAGTTAATGTAATAGCTTTTTCTACTACTTCAGCTAGAGGCGGGTTTACACCTTCTAGTCGCTCTAATGATCTGTTACTTAACTTAAACATTACTTTCCTTTATTAATTAAATCGAAGAGAGCTGATACCTTCTCTTCTAGTACCTTAACACGTACTAGGATCTCCGCACGAAAAGCTACAGCGCAGCAAGCCACACCGGCTACTGCTACTATAATAGGCCAGAGCTCTAGAATTTGTGTCATAGTTACTTAGTTATACCCTTATACTTTTCGAACGTACGTAAGCCACCAAGGCCTAACATACCCATTAAAACTGTTAATAGCGCTTCCATGTCAAACGTAGGAAGTTCAGGAATTTCTGCACCAAACCAAGCAGTTGCAAACAAAACCAACGGAGCAACAACAAAGTGATACGCAAGCGCGACACCACAGGTCCATCCGACGAACGGACGCCATCCAGCAACAAAGAGGGACCGGTGTGCGGCCTCTTGTTTATTGATTTCGATTTGTCCCTTCGCGAGTTCTTGTGCATGCCTTTCAGCCATTGTAGCTAAGTCATGTGCCAGCTTAGCCTTCTGGTCTTTATCCTCGATAAACTTATCAAGCAGCCCGGTTACAGGGCCAATCAGTGCTTGTAACATTATACATATCCTCTCTCTCTTGCAGCCCTGAGCATTAGGTAACCAAGGAAGGTTAGCACAATCAAGACTATAAGAGCTAAGAAGCCAATACCTACCGTTTCGATTAACTTCTCTCTAGCTTTCTTAGCGTCAATAACAGCTTGCTGTCTGCGCTTCCTAGCCTCAACCTGAAACCTTACCCAGTCTTGCCATAATCCTGGCCGACCACAATAAATCATAAATTGTTTCAGTTCTTCTTCCTTTTGTTTGACCTGTTCCAAGGCCATAAACTCTTCAAGGTCGTCACCATCTCCCTGACGCAGTTGCCCAAAAATACTATTTTTCTTTTTATGGCCTCTAACATGAAGAGCATCTTTAGCATTAGTGAAGTCACCAATCGCCTTAGCGCAAGTCGCAATGTCTCTACCATTTTGTACCGCACTTTTTATAATTGCGAATGCTGCATTGGCAGCTGCTAATTCTGCTAACATCTATATCCATCACTCAACTAAACCCTCTTTGGGAATTTTTGTTTTTACTGCGTCCCATTCGGTAACTAGCTTATCTAGATCCGCTGGCAGAGTTTCTCCTCCTGCCTTTTTCTCTTTGAAGTACTTAAGTATAGAGTCTAACTGATCAGGAAGGTCCGGATACAGCATTGCCCTTTCCATCGCATGTCGATTATTGCCAGGTGATGCTTCAAATAACGCTTTCATTTTTGCGTCTTTACTTAAATCTACTACTTTGCAATCTATTTCTTTGTCTTGCTCTGGTATTTTATAGCCGTCCATAACTATACCAAAGTGTAATCCTTCTTCTGGATTGTAGCCAAGATGAATAAAAGATATTTGTGCACCTGGTGATGTCTTATCATCAGGCTCTTTACCAGGACCAGGATCCGGGGCTATAAAACCCTTTGACTCGTGATCTTTATATGTTATATATTGTTTTGCCATTATGCATTTCCGTTTAATTGACCATTCATCATGTTCGGGTTATCATTAACATACCAACTATTAGCATCCCAAGAGTGGTAGTAACCTGTGTGATACAGAGCACCATCTTCAAACAAGTAGTAGATAGTACCAGCATCTGAGCCGCTATCACCACACCACGTCTGTACAACCTTGCCATGTCTTTCGTATGGTAGGTGCGGCGCGGTCCAGTAATAATAGTTGCTGCCTTGTCTATATCTTTGCCATTGGTTATTACGGCCTGTAACCCACACAGTACCGTCATTTAATAAAGCGACTAAGTAGTTAGTAGATCCCCACCCACCAGATCGTATGTCAACACAATAACGCTTTGCGCTGAATAGGTGTTTATTGTTCCAGTTACTAGCCCAATCAAATAAAATTTCATAAGGTGCGGCATAAGCACTGCCTGACCTATTGCTGCCAAGCTGACCATAACCAGAGTATCCTGCACCCCACAGTTTATTATCTGCTGTTCTTATATACATTTGGCCATAGTTACCGCCAGTACACCAAACGTCTTCGGCTAAACCTTTAGATCCTGAGGGTCCAAAGTGCGAGTCTAGCGCTGAGTGGTTATTTGTACCTGAGGTAGATCCTGACATGATTTGTCCATAGCCAGAGTAACCGCCAGTCGATACTGTACCATCATCATACAAGTAAGCTGAATGACATACATCGCCATCTGCGGAAGCTGCAATCTTTATACACTTCTTACCTACATTAGTTGTACCTGAACCATTATGGCCACAAGGCACAAAGTATGTTTGATTGTTACCGTGAGCATATTGCATTTGATAATATGAATTACGGCCTGTTGCCCAAACTAATCCATCTTCGTCAATATACCAGCACGTACCATATTGCCCATTTGTCTCTTTAACGTAGACAGCGTCCTCTACATACTGTACTCCTGACTCTCCTGTCTTAGGACCTCGTGCACATTTTTTAGGGCCATACGTATAAGAATTGCTGGTTGTACTATTGTTAACACCAACTTGACCATAACCATTATAACCCCAGCCCCATAGTGAACCATCATCGCATAATGCATGAAATGACAAAGATGAATCTGATTGTTCGCCGGAGCTGCTAAACTGAATTACTTTTCTTGGCTTATCAGTAACAAGGTTCCAGTAAAATCTTTCCCAGTGATTAGCTGACGATGGTACATTAGTATAACTCCAGCCAACTACACGCAGGGATGCTCGGTTTGAGGTGGTCTGATCTCCTACCTGTCCGTGTCCACTGTAACCGTTAGCCCACAGAACGCCATTAGCAGTTAAGAACATATTGGTATATCCCATGTATATACCAACGATCTGCATGCCGGTCTTACCTTCAGCAAAATGTTCACGTAAGTCATAGCCAGACCAGCTTGATGGAATATCATCTTTTGATAGATTTCCAATCATAATATTACGTAGTACATCTCCGTTAATATTTACCCATTGCATCGGGGAGTGTACAGTAGCACCGTTATAATCCCATGAGTTATGATTACCAGCACCTTTATCTGAGTATTGATTACTACCCATCATGGCAATAGAATAGCCGTCGTTAACTACAAAGGCATATTGTGAGTCAGCGCCCTGCTGATCATTAGTTATAGTGTGACGCCAGTTCTTGCTACTTCGTTTGTTAATGTTGTGGACAATATTATATAGGCTTTTACTCTTAGCGGCTTGATCACCATACATCGGCCTACTTCCAGGAAGTAGCTGGACTTTCATAAATTGACCGCCGCCTCCTGATGAAGGAACAAAGCTGCTGCCTCCAGAAGAAGCAACCTTTTTAGGAAGGTCGACTGTTATGGTGTTGTTAGCCATTAGTAATCTCCGCTATAAATATCTATATAAACACTACCTATAGCTCCAGCTGTATCTGCTGGCTTAGCGATATATAGTGGGTGTTTACATAACCACCATCTATCACCGTCAAGCCACGGTGCTTGAGTCAAGTCCATACCACTAACTGCAGCAGCACCGCCGTAACCTGCTAAAGCTGCTACCGACATACTAAACATCGATATAAACTTATAAGCCGTTACACTCTGACCAAGCTGCTGGGTTATGGTATTACCAGGCGTATTAGTTAGTGTTAATACAGTCGTTGTTATTGATGCAACACGATAAGCTCCTCTGTTAGCTGCTGCTACAGAAGTACCTAACGATATAAGATCTCCAACAATTAGATCTGAATGATCTGTTGAAGCAGACCAGTTAGCCGCATCAGTTCTTGTCATTGTAAAAGGATCTGAAGCTGCTGTACTACCAGGCACTAGGTTAACACCAATATTTCTAAATATCGGCCTCATGTAACCAAAGTGAAGTACCGCAGCATTAGACGGGTCCTCGTTTCTCAGTGCAATCTGATGAATCCTAGATCCGTTACGACCAGGATTAAAAGCAAGGATAGGTTCATTTGCATCTGTTGGTCTTAATTCTGTATGATCTTGACGATACTTACCTACAAACAAAGGTTCTTTATTTATAGCTATATCATCAGTGGTTGCTTGACCACCCATATCAGCATGCGAATTACAGTAGTACCAAAGCTCTGGGGCACCTATAACTGCCGCCCCTACCTTAATCATTGTGTATGCAGCAGCCTGACCAGGCGTACCGCTTGTTGTCACGCCGGTGGTATATCCTGAACCACCATTGTGTGTACCATCCGCAACGGTGGAAAATCTAAGAGGGTGCCCCGTATTACTAAGATCTGATTGATCAAGGTAATAGTATTTACCCTCATCTAGTCTTAATGTAGGAGTCTCGTACCCGTCAATGAAGTATCGATTCCCATCGGCGGTGGCTTTAACTTTAACTATCATTTTAATATAGTTCATTAGTCACCTCCTAAATAAAGTTACTCACCAGCTGCACTTTAGTTATTGCACCGACAGCAGGACTGAGTGCAACTGATCTTGTTTCATTCCCTCCATCGTTATTAGTTGTCATACTAATTCCAGTACCCTGAACAATTTTAGCTTCGACAAAACTAGCCGTTGCGTCGTTAGCGCTAATCTTAACATTACCAGGGCTTAATTGATTCTGAATGTTGGTCGCAGTTTGTGCAGCCGCAGCAGCATCTATAGCAGATTGATTTGCCGCAGCAGCATTTGTCTGAGCATTAGCTATGTCAGTAGAGTTCGGTCCATTAATAAGACCATTGCCTGCTGGATTCCAGACTAATGCACGACCAGCTTCTGGTTCTGCAAGTTCAATACTTGTTACAGTGGCAGATGTAATAGCAACTTTTAATGATCTATCGATCTGCTCACTAAGCATAGTAGCAATAAGAGTAAGTTTATCTAAGGCACCTTCGTGTGTTTCAGCGGGAAATGGGTCACCTTCAACATAGTCAACTTGTTGCGTAATATTAATAGCACGTACAATGATAATCCTGTACGTAGCAGGTAAATTAGTGTTTAGAGTAATCGTAGCATATTTAGTAGACGAGTTAATAGAAAGTGTATAGTCATACGTTCCACCGCCACCCCGTACTTGTAAGGCACCTGTAGCCGTTGATGTATCAAATGTGTAGACTGCTAGATCGTCAACAAGTTCGACCGGCGCATTAAAATAAAATGTTTTGGTCGCTCCTGTACCTAGCTCTACAACTCGTTTTACCTCGGTTGCTATTGTCATTATCTTACTCCTTCGAACAGCCTATCACCGCCACCATATGGAATTGCTCTAGAGGGAGGCATGTAGAAACGCTGATCATTTTCAGTCATTATACGCTGTTCTAAACGAGAAAGATACCCCGGATTTACAAATTCTTGTAACTGGTACAAAAATAGGTAATCTAAGGCCATTCTGGTATAGAACAAATTTATGAACGGGGTGTTATCTTTTACCATCTGTAAGGCCGTAGCACCAAAATCCTCACCCCTAGTTGCCTTACTATATAGTTCTGCAATTGTGTCTATTTGTCCTAGTGTAGGACCTGCCGCTGTTGATAAAGCTGATCTACCAAACCTGCTAAACTCACCAAATAAAAAGTCGCCGTAAATACCTAGTCCGCCGCCTTGTGTCATAGCAGCAAGAAGTAACCTGCTATCTTGTCCTATATCACCGGTAGGTACTCGTGGTGTACGACCTTTTAACAGATCTTTAGCGTACATAGCGCTGTAACCCATGGCAGTAGTCATAACCATAAGTTGTGCAACGCCCATAATATCTGCCTTGCCGTCCATCTGGCCTTTCATTTCTCGTCCTAGACCACGACGGATCATAGTAACAGGAAACGACTTAAACTGCATAACATGACGTACAACCTCACCCCATGCCGTACCAGCCTGGGTACCTTGGTTCATGATTGCACGTTCTGCAGCACCGGGCATTGGTATACCGTGATCGGCTCTGTCTAAGAAAAATGTATCTAAATCAGAGGCCAACTTTTCTCTAGCCTCATTAATTGACCTTTTTGTCGTTTTTGTAATACCTTTAGCTGCAAGATAATCTTTTATAATTTGATCGTCTAGTTCTTCAATGGCGTCAGTAATCATATATACATTACCATCATCCATTGTTTTAACGCCATGCGTTCTAAGAATATCCCACTCTAAACGTCCTATCTCGTATTGCTGAAATACGTTATGTAATCTAGTGCCAAGCTGGTCATAAGAGAGGTTAGCATCTGATGCCAACCTATTGCTCATCATTAATCCCATGCCTGTACGGTGTGAGTCATTCCACCAGCTCATAAGGTTTAGCTTAAAAAACTTTTGTTGCAGCTTAGCACCTACACCGGCCACGTGATCGTTTGCATGAAACCTGCTCATTAGATCACCGGTAATACCATCAAAGCCAATTCCCATACTACGTGCCACTGACTTCTGTGCTTGATTTCCTCGGCCGCGGAATAAATTCCCTACAGCATTTGTATATGCAGAGAATACATTTACACCTTGATACCTTAGTTCCGCTGCCTGGTTGGCAATATCAGTCATAGATGAAATAGTAGCGCCGCCTAGTTTTGATATATTAGAGATAACTCTTAAGCCAGCATTAATCTTAGCTGTTCTCATATTAACAGGAATACGAGTTGTACCGTCAAGCTCAGCCATTAAATTAGCTAGACTATTACTATTAAGATTATCTACCTGTTTAAGATCACCTCGTTTTTGTGCTTCATTAAGAAAACGCTTTTTAATCTTATCTAGCATTGCAACAGGGTTTGTACCTAGACCTCGCATCAAAGCAGTGTTACGACCAAGATGCTCTAATCCATGTACAATGCCTTCTCTTAAATCTCCTGTACCAAACTTGCCGTTGTATTCCATAAACGATGCTGAGTCCTTGAAATGCAATATACGCTCAGCAGACGCTTTTTTAGCTAAATTAGCAGGGCCCTTGAATCCATACAAGTGGTTTGACTCATTTGGTGTTTCGCCCTTGAATCTACGATGTACGCCTGATGCTAGTCCTTTATAAGCACCTTCTAAAAATTTACGTTTATCCGCACCTTTTAATGTGGCTGCATCATCGATCTTATCCCAGACAAAATTAATCCAGCCGTCCATTGTTTCTTTTCTAATACGCAACATATCGTGCGATTGTCTCATAATGTAGCCAGGCATTGGCTTAATAAATGATCCGGCATTATTAGAGTTTTTAACTGCAATACTTTGTACTCTGTGTATAGCTTCTGCAATACGCCTTGCTGCAGCAGATCCTGTAACACCAGGATTACCGCCAGGTTTCATTTCCCAAAGCTCAGCGGCAATCTCAGTATCTAGTTTACCAGAGTTAAATAAGGTTATGTCTCCATTCTTTTCGACTTCATCGATTAATTTACCTACATATTTATTTGTAAGTGACTTACCTTGTACATCAATACTGTTTTTAGATCCTAGCTTAGATTGCACTGATCCACCAAGATATGCTTTTAAGCCTTCAAAGTGATCATCGCCAAACCGTAGTATCTTTTGCATGGCTCTCATTTCAGTCATTGCATTGATAGCACGATTACGCTTTTCAATAGTAGCAGCAAGCAGGGTATCATCATACCTGCCCTTAATATAGTTCTTTATAGCGTCGTCCATATTGTCAACGCCTTTTGTTTTAGCGTTTTCTATAAAGTCATTAATCTCTTCTAGCATATCCATGGCTGCTTCATCAGAGATGCTGCCATCTTTATTTGCTGCTTTAATAACGCCTATACACTGTTTTATACTCATACGCCCCTCACACAAACTGCTGCTGCTTTTGCAGCTTGAAACAAGTCATCGGCCATTTTAGCGTCTAGCTTACCTTCTTCTTCGATCTTAGTAAGTACATCGGTAAATTCTTTGACATACTTAGGATCAACGTTCATGATCTCTGCTTGTATCATTTCATTTAATTCTTCGATTGTTTTTTGCTGCTCAGCCAGATCTTTACTTACATTTACTTTTAATGTTTCTTGTACTTGATTTGGATTAATATCAAGATCAGGATCATCAGGCAGTATATCTGATACAGCATTTGACGGCTGCGTGTGATACTTCTGTGCTACCTTAATTGCTTGCTGCTTAGTCATCTTAGGCATTGGCGTTTCACCAGGCCTTAATGCATCTAACTGCAATTCAAAATGTCCTGCCTTACTTGTAGGATTAACCTCGCGTACAACAAAGGTAGTGTCTTGCGGCAATAGAAGCTCTGTCTCATTTTGACCATGTGCAAAGCCTTCTGAATGTTTACCAGTTGCTATTGCCTTCATACCCTTAGGTACTCTGATCTTTAGCACAATATTATTATCAACGTTAAAACCGCTAGCTTTTGTTTTTGACAAGCCAGTCGATGTAAATCCCTTAAATGTAACAGTGCCGCCTTTCATAGCTTTAGCTGTATTGATGTCTGTTAATCTTTGTATGCTAAGACCCTTGACATTATTAAATGCTGTATACGGAGTACCATAACGCCAGACTTCAACTGTCTGATCAATGCCCTTGAGCTTCATAACTATGTCTTGTAATCTTTTACCGTAAGCCATACCCATAGCAGCTACTTGTTCTGGCGTATCTACCTTCATGCCCATAACTTCGCCTGACTTTTTAATATAGCTAGGGCTTTTGTTCATAGCTTTTTGGATTTCTCCAAGATCATCTTGGTAGCGAAGTACTTTATTTAACCAGATATAACCGTTACCTGTATATGCTTCTACAAACCCTTTTTCTGCAGTTGTTAATTTTTGCTGCTGAGCTTTATTTAATTTTTTAATTGCCTTCATACCAGAGTTAACGCTGTTAGCTACAATAACCCCTTTCTTAGTAGATGTATTCTGTGCTACTCTTGCAATGTCTCCAAACTCTTTACTTTCACTCAAGGCTTGTCTACGACCTACAAGATAAGTAATCATCTTGTCTTCTACATCTTTAGAAAAGCCAAGCATTTTTACTACGTCATTTATTTCAGCCTGATCTGTTTGGAATATGTTGACAGCTTTTGCTTGAGCAATTTGATTTAATTCATCTTGAGTATAACCAAGGTTTTTCATGAGCTTACTAAAATGAGGGTTTTTAGACTCACTCATCATAGTTGTCATTTCGTCGATCTTTACTCCAGAGATTGCCTCATCTGGTTTAAGATTACCTTGAGCTCTATATAGTAAAGCACCACCTGGATCTATACGAAATACGCTGCCGTCTGCAGCAAGCATAAGATTAAAATTAGGAGCATTACCTACAACGTCCCAGTTACCTAAGAACATATCAACGATAAAATCATCAGCAAAAGCACGACGTACTTCTACTGGCAAGTTAGCAAATTCATCAGGAGTTATGGTTTTTGCATTAACCATACGCGAAGCAATACCTACAACTTCGCCGTTTGCATCTGCAACTAATTTTGTTTCAGGAAAAGCAACGCCAAACATTCTATATAATGTGGCTGCCATAAATTCATTTTTTGCTATATTAGGATCAGCGGGATATTTTACGTAATACTCTACACCTGTGGCTGCATCAATATACGTACCACCCTTTTGAGTACCTTGTTGCGGTCCTTTTTGCTGTAGGTTTTCAACATTAAGCTGTTCGTCAAATGCTTCAATTTTTTGTGAGTTGCCAAGCAATGGCCCGTCATCAAAGACAGCTAGCTCATCTATAACACCTTGCTGTCCTTTAGCTAGATCATTACCAAAAGCGCCGAGCTTTGAGTCACCTTGAAATAACTTCATAACGTCTTGCGGGTTAGCAAGGACAACATCTTTTTGGTTCATCTTAGGATTAAATTCAGCGTCAGTAATATCAAACACGTGGTGAATAGCACCATCTTCTAGTTTAATACTACCTCCGTATTTTATGTTAGACTTGGCCATATCAACGCCATTCATTAACATGGCTTGATGAGTCTTTTCTCCTAAGTCTAACGGATCACCTACATCAGATCCAATCTCGTCAGTATCAAATAATTTTATATTGTCGCCTTCTTTAGGTACGACATGGTCACCTTCGGCTGTTCTAATCTTAAACACTGCTTTTTGTTTTACGCCGGCTGTTTGTGCTTGTGCAACAGCTGCTGCAAACTCAGGGTCTGCATCCATAGCTTGTTTTAATTTTATGCCACTAAGTTTCATGCCCTTATCTGCTTGGCGCATTAACTTAATAGACTCGTCAGCGTTACCGTGCGGCTTATAGTTTTGTGTATCACCTGCTTGATGTGGTACGCTAGAATCACCATCGGCTATGGTTCTAGAGAAAGTTGTAGCTGATCCAAACTCTGCTTCATCTGCGTTATTTACAGGTGTCTTAAATTCTGGTTCATCGCTCATGTTTGTGAGTGGTGTAACTTCTACAGATTTACCTTCAGCTAATTGTTTAGAAGCTGAGTTAAAAGCTGCAGCATGTCGTTTAGCTCTGACATGCCTAATTTTATCTAAAACAGCGCCACCTGTTACATGCAAACCACCACCTGCAAATGTACCAAATACTACGTTCATAGCAGATTGTGCTAAGCCGTAATCTGCTTGTTCTTGTGTAGCTGCAGATAAAATAAAAGGTTCAGCTAAGGCGGATCCATAGAAACCGCCTAAGCCTCCCTGAATAGCTCTTGCACCGGCCGTTGCAACTGTCTTACCGCCAATGATTTTAGTGGCTGTCATGCCAAAAATACTCATTAACCTGGCAGCTCCAAGGGGAGGAATGAAGTACAAAGGAATAGTTACAGGGTCGATTAGAGCCATACCCATTTCTAAAGACATACCCTTGGCAAATTCCATACCGTAGGCTTGTTCTAGATTATAATTAAATTTTACCTCTTGCTCTTTACGTTGATTAAGAACATGCGCCTCTAAATTACTAACAGGCTCACTAAAACTTAAATGCCCTTTAATTCCGTATTGCTTGTTAGCTTCTTCAGGTGATAGTTTAACAATATCAACATTTGCAAAATCTGGATATTTTTCATCAAACTTATCTTTTGACCATGGTACATCAGGCGCGTCATAACGACCTTTACCATGCCTTGCTAATCTTTTAGAGCCAATAGTATTATATATCTGTGTATACTTATCTCGATCTTCTGGACTAGCATCAGCATATTTTCTAATGTTACTTAACTCTTGCATACGAGTCAACGAGTCAGTCAATGCAAATCTTTCACCACGTTCTATTGCAGAATCTGACGTTACAGATCCTACAGAAGGCAGCATGTCTTGACCAATAAGATCGAACACTTTACTTGAGTATGCTGTGTTAGACCTTATTTTCATCGACTCAACCCTTGTAGGTATTCAAACGAGAAGTAAAGCATCTCTTCCTTCTTTTCATGATGGTTCATACGCTTTAGAGGTATACGCAGCCCATCCCCGTCGTATGTAGCTTCTGCACCAGCAAGTATTGGTAATACTAAAAATACACCCTCGCCGTTATCTGACATTACCCACGATCCTTGTTCATGAATAACAGCAGCAAGCCTCTTTGATTTAAGAGCAGAGTCGGCATCAATAACCGATGACATACTACCAGGTACAATAATATCCATATTAGCAATTAACATAGCAGCGGAATCTTCAGAGCTTATAAAAGAGTCTAGTTTATTTTTTACTATCTCACCATTAATAGGTGTACCATTTGCATCCACATGACTTGGCAATACGTACCAGTTATGCTTTTCACCTTCCATAAACTGTACACCGGAAGCCTCAAACATTTTCTTTACAGTTGCTGCTGCTTGATCACCGCTCATACCGCCAGGGTTTTGTGACATAAGTTGCAGAGTCATTTTGTGGACGGTGTTATACATCTTTTGGCCTAAATCAAACCTGTGAGGCATACCGCCAGTAAAATCTTTTAAGAAGCCATTTAAGTGTGTAGCAACACCCTTACTTGCAGCTGTAGCGTTATACCCTTCTGGTAAACCTTGAAGTCTATCCTCAAGAGCAGTCTTATCTGCAAACATAGCTGCTGTATAACTAGTTGCTAGATTAGTGCCATGAAAAGCACCGGCAACCATCCAATTAACATCTAACCTGTTTGGATTATCTGGGTCTGTAAGTTGACGCCATAAGTCTGGAAAGTACTCGCCATACTCACCGCCAAGTTTTTCAATCATGGCAGCAGCCATTTCAGGCTGCTTCATAGCTTTTATTGAGTTAACAATCGATTCAGCTTCAGCGTTAGGTAAAATACCAACATTCTTATGACCAAGTTCAGCAGCTAGTGCTTTAATTTTTTCGTATTTTTCTGGGCCATTAGGCATGCCCTTAATACCAGGCTGCCTGTTAGCAAACTCTGCAAAATCATCTTGTCTCATTTTCATGGTTTGAGCAAACTTAGGCATAGCCGAAGTAATTGCGTTTGCAATCTCTATGTTAGTCATACCTTCGACAAAATCGTTCTCATCAACATACGAAGATAAATCTTTTCCTTTTAGATCTACAGCATCCATCATGCTTAATGCTTCTATATCACGCATAAACCCAGCAAGGTTTGTTACGTCCATTGTATCAGCTTTGTTAACAAGATGCCCAGTAAGTCTCGCAACTTTATGTTTTGACTCATATGTCTTCCAAGCTAGATCGTAGGCTTCTTTTAGCTCAGGTATCAATTCAACCTTAGCTTTAGCAAACGGACCAGAACCACCATATACTTTTTCAAATTCAGACTTAGCTTGATCAATATCTCTAAATGTTTCAAGTCCCTCACCACCATTTGCTACGCCTTGTAAATGCTGTCCGACATCTGTATCTAACTGCATTACATCTTGCTTATGCACAATAGTGGCTGCAGCCTTTGCTTTGTTAAGCAAAGTATTTTGTTCTGCCTTGCTAAGAAATTTTAATGCGCCTCTTAGTTTATCGCTGCCATACCCTGACTTTTTAAGGTTTGGATTAAGAGTTGCATAGGCTTCAAAAGGCGAAGATGCTATCATGCCTTCAACTGCATTATAAACAACCGTACGTTTTGCAGATTTAGAAACGCCTATAAGATCTCCTGCTTTAATTAAGCCACCGTACCCCTCAACTTCTTTTGTCTTAGGATCATCTTTGCCGTAAGTTAATATATCAACACGATTAAGATAAGTATCAATGGCACCAGGATTCTTAAAGGCCTGGTCAGCTGTTGTTTGTAATGATCCTTCTAATTGTTCTAGTTGAGCTTTAGATCTAAGAGCTCCTTCATGCCGCATAGCACCTATTTTATAAGCAGACTTAAGTTGCGTTAGACGCTCATTCCAAAGTCTTTGAGCATACTCATTAGGAGCCTTATACCTTTCATTTCCTGCACTGTCTTTCTTCCCCATTGTGTCATCTACAGAGGACATAAGCTGGTTAGTATAGGTATTAGGGTTTGAGCCATCCTTAAATGAGGAATCATTTAAGTAATCACTAGGTGTTTGCTTTAGCTGCAAGTCTTGAGTCTTTGCTTCCATGTCTTGCTCAAACTCAGTTTCAGCAGCAATAACCCACATCTTAGCATCTTGCTCAGCTTTCTTAATTTCATATTTAGCAGCACGATCACCTTCTTGGATCATAGCACCGCCCATTCTTGCCATAGCTTTACCAGGGGCAGCAAACTGCTGTATGGCAGCACCGCTCATAGGTGTAAGTCTACGTGTAGGTAAACTTACCTCTCCGCCTTGATTTGAATATTTAGGAACCTGTACCATTAGATTAGCCCCACATGCTGGCCGTATCTATAGTTACCAAGTGTTTGGCCGCCGCCACTTAATAATGTTCCTGCAGCAGCGTACGTTCCAGCTGTCTTAGCAGCTTTACCTTGCATTCTAGACAATGCCGCTTGTGATCTTTGATTAACTGCTTCTACACTACCACCATATAAGATAGCCATTTTATCCATTTCGCCCTCCGTGACCGTTTGTCTTAATGTATCAAGAGCGGTACCAACATTTGCTCTAAAGCCAGAAGCTGAATAAGCAACTCGTTGGGAGGCTAATACTTTTCTAGTACGCGATTCTTGACGACGCGCTTCATACGCAGCTTGATCTTTAGCTATTTGAGCATTACGCTCTTGTATTGCAGCGTTATACTCATAGGCTTTTTGTTGTGCCTTACCAGCTTGATACTGACCATAGGCAGAAACCGCGGTACCAACCGCCATCATAGCTACTGCAACTTCAAACCCCATTAGTACACCTTCGCATATCTATAGTGATCACGCCCGTCTGGTCCAAACGCTTTCATCACACCTTCATTAACATATCCTTGCCACTCCAACCAACGCATCCAGACACAATTAGCGGTAGGTACTGTTGTTTGTGCACGCCTTGGATTAAAGTTATCAACAAGAAACTTTTCTTGTTGCTTAATTAACTTTATACACTGCAATTTGCGGTTTTGAAACTTTTTACTTGTAAATAAGAAAGTTTCATAATTTCCTGGCCATATAGGTATTGCTCCAAATATGGCATAAAAGTGACCGTCTTCAGTCAGAGTAAAAGCCACGGCTTGCTTTTCCCAGTTTACCCCATCCCTAAATACAGGATATTCGGGTACTAAAAAATCTAAATGCCAGTTTTCAAATGGTACAACTATCATCGTTCTGACACCACCAATGCGTACATAACTGCCAAGATAGTACAAGGCAACGGATCGTCATGCACAAAAAATAAATCAAACTGTCGATCAGGCGTATGAGCTAACAATAACCTTTTGTCACCAGTAAATAGTTCTAATGAACCCATAGGTATAGATGGCGTACGAAAGGGTATCTCTTGTAGATTATTAAGTGATGGCCCTATTTTAAGTGTATAGGTATCTACCACCCTGGCTGTAATTCTTTCAATACGTCTAGTCTTACCTTGTGACGGTCCTGATTCTGTTTGTACTTCAGGATCTAGCGTACGCATTAAAGCTCGATAGGATAATCCTACATGTACAGTATTAGCAGGTCTTTCCAATATTACTGTGCCGCTTGCTACTGTCTTATTAGGGTGGTTAGCACCATCAGCTAATATCCTAACACTCTCACCTTCTAAGTGATCTAAACCAGAAACAGAAGTGACCGCGGTTGTAGGGTCATCATAGGTCAGTCCACTATCTACAAAGAAGGCATCTTTAGGAACGTCTCCTTTGGCCTGGTCAAATGCTTTTTCTAAAAATTCTACATATTGCTTTGTAACTCCGCCTATAGTTCTTTCAACAATCATATATAATTGTTCTTCTAATTCGTCTGCTGACGGTATAGAAGCAATACTTTTTATCTTAGCAGCACCGCCAGTTGTGGCACCTAGTATATGTCTATGCCAAGCTACAACGTCTTGTGCTCTCTCGTATGTCAAGCACCTTAATTCACCAGTATCTAATAATGTCCATATTAAACTATCAGGCGAACGCGTATAAGCTAGCTCCTTGGCGTTACCGGTAGTAATATGTTCAGCAATAAGAGTAAGATCAGGAGTACTAAAGCCGTCCACCTCGAGATTATAAGCGAGTTCTCTGATCTTCGTTCTGGTTCTATCAATAAAAATAGTGGCCCTAGAAGCACCAATAGGACGCAGATTAGCAGTACCATCAGTCGTCTCCCTGTTAACTGTCACGTTGTTGGGAGTCAGCGCAAGGTTATCACTACCAGATGATACAACAAATGGGCCATCAGATGTTCCAAGCAATAATTGCTTAGATCCATACATCCAACGTATTGCATTCACTTGGTCAGTGGCTAAGGTAAGATCAAGACCTGAATCGTCTAGCACCTCTGCGTCTCTATTGGTTGGGGAGAAAGTCTCAAAGTTGCCTGACTCTGATGCCCATAGAGTATTTGGCGAAGTTGTATTGTTTGCAAAAAATAAGCGTTGCTGATAAAAAGTAGCTGTTGTTGGCCAGCCAGTAGTATCTGACCAGATACCTAACCGCCAGTTATCAGTACCAGTAGTATCACCAAAAGCAAAATCATTCCAAGTAGTAGCCGTAACAGATGTCGTGCTGCCAACCGCCGTGATGTAGGCCGCTCCCCATTTACCGCCCCTAAGTATCCTAATACCGCGCCCCACATCTGATGCTAAAAACCCCTGATTATTATTAATACCAGTTACAGCTGATGCTGTAATTGTAACGCTACCTGAAGTAGCTGAAGCAGTTAATGTAGTACTTGTTGTATTTATTTCACCCCACGGGCCGTCAACAGCTTCAAGCAGAGTAAATGAAAAAGCCGTATGCCCGGTACGACTTAATTTACGTGTTTGATAATTAGGATGCGTCAGGTATAAAATATCTGCCGACTGCGTAAATTTAAGTAAGTCTAAATCATTTTCGCCATAAGGACTAACTATTTCGTAAGCACCTGTACCAGGTGATGGTACTTGTATCTGTCCCTCATTACGATAAAATCGTACGTAGTTATGGCCAAACTCTAAAACATAAGCCTGTACCGTACTAAAGATAAATGGTATCATACGTACTTTTTTAGTGCTGTCTTTTACCTCAGCAATAAATCTTGTACCTGATCGTTTAGTAATACCACCGTGAGGAAAGCATATAAAGTTTTCACAGCGCTGCACTGAGCTCGTGTATTTAGTCAAATCAACACGACCAAGCAGTCTAGGACTAATTTCACCGCCCGTAAAATTTGTTTGTATCGGCGTGACTTTAGCCATGCTTACCTCGGTGGAGTGTTAATATTAGGTCTAATTACCCCTTGTCGTGATTCAAGCCAATAGTCAGCATCCAGCACGTCTTGTTGTTGCTCTTGTGCATCTACAAACTTAGCTTCTCTTAATTTAAGTTCATACATTTGGAACATCTGTTCCATTGCAGACGTACTTTGCAGCAACGGTTGAGCTAGATCAGCAGCGACTCTCGCAGCCAATGTATCAACTAATAGCGTGTCATATAAGGTTACGTCTGTAACTAACGACGTATACTTAATATTCATTGCGCCTTCGTCAGATAATATATGCCGCCTCTCTAATTGAAACACTGTTTGTGTAGGATCTTCTACTTCTAATAGCCTTAGAAAATCAGCAGGTAATACAAACCTGTTTGCATATCCATAAACCGGTGGGGTCACATCTTTAGGTAAAGCTGCTCGTCTTGTCAAGCAGTTCCAAGGATGCCCTCTAAATACAGCTGCACGCGTATCATCAAATAATACACGAGCTACTGACGCCTGCTTACTGTTATCAGATAGTGAGGTGATCGACTCAATACCTAATAGTGCTAGGCTTCGGTTTATAATTTCTATATCAGATGCTGCCATGATAGGTTTGAGGGGAGGTGTTCGGAATTAACCTCCCCTCAATCTCCTTAGTCGATGACGTAACAAACATAGCCAGCAAGTGTACCAGCATCAGGTATTGTACCATCGTTGATCTGTGCTGCCAATACAAAACCGTCTTTGGTTGTGAGTTGGCTGTTGATCTGAATGGTCGTAGTACCTGCAGTAGCAACTGCTGTGTTTGCACTAAATGCATCAGGGTCAGCGGCAATCGCATTACCATCAGCATCATTAGCACCTAAATGACCCAGGTCCATAGTTCTTGACGCACCGAGAGCACTATTTGTCACAACTGCATACAGGACCCTCATAGCCCCTGCCTCCATTTGCGCAAGTAATGCCTGATCACCGGCAGATCCAGAACCAGATTGAGTGAAGTCAAACGCTTTAACTCGAACCCTACCACGATCTTCGTGGGTAGCATTCATCACTCTAGGAGTGGCCTGAGTATTAGCGTACTGAGTTGAGTTTTGTGTAGCCATAATATCAGTCCTCCTTAGCTCTCATCGCACTTGATTTCAAGTACTTTCTTTTCTTCCATTCGGACAGCGCCGAAGGAAGCTGAGCAATAAACCTGAGTACTGTTTCTCTTATCGCGTCTTGGACCAATGTCTACGTTGACATCCTGTCCTACGGCCATTAGCAATCCTGATTTAGAATAGCATAGGACCCTACGATGAGAGTTAGCATCAGCGTTTACGAGTTCAGTGCGTATAAACTCGAAACCCATGAAAGTGTTAACATCGCCTTGAACAAGCGCTTTAACTGAGTTAAAATCAGCACTAGTTACCTCAGTTGTCTGCAATAGATCAGTGATCTGCTTTGCAGTACAAATAACGTACCTAGGATCTGATGGATCAGTTTCAGCCGCATCAAGCGACTCTTTCGCTGCTCTTAGCTTACCAATAGTTAGACCAGAGTTAGCAGCTGCGCCACTCTCTACATAGTTAACAGCAATTTGCTGTGCTGCAGGGAATGTTACAGTTGTTGCACCAGTCTTACCTGTTTGGACTCCACCGAATGCAGCTTCAAGAATGATCTCATCCATCTTACGGCCTAACGCAAAGGATGCGTTTTGGCTGTACGGTGAAGTAGGATCAATCAGCATTCTGATTCGATCTTGTCTATCAATTAACTCTGCCCAGTCAAAGTCACGCAATGAGACTCTACGTCTGTCATGCGGTACGTTGATAAGTGGAGTGTCTTGATGACGTCCAGTAACCTCTTGTGCAGAAGTCGCGCCAATCCTGTCATAAAAGTCAAACTCAGCGGACTGAGTTTCGACCCTCACGTACGGACGTAGGCGGGAGCCTTTCTGCTGCAGGAGGTGCTCGACGTTTGCTTTATACTGCTGTATAAAGGCTGTCGTGATTTGAAAGCTCATAGCTTTCCTCCTTTCAACATATTTACATTAATCGCTTCGGCTGCCCTTGCGGACCTCTGCTTGCCGTTTTAAGTCGTGGCATGCTATGACTTCGGACGGTAAAACCGCTACCCGATATTACTCTAACGCATTTTTGGCGTTAAGTAAACTATCCTCCGAGTTTTGTGCCTGTAGTTTTGCCCGCCGCACGGCGAACAATACCTTGAGCATCAGCCCCAGAATAACCTGCAAATTCAGCACCCCTAATCGCTGCTTCAGGATTAGTGACACCTCTACCTCTAGCTTGATTAGCAACCCGTTCTACAACAGGGTCTCGTTTGCCAACCTTTTTAATCATAGCATCAGCGGCGTCTAAATAGCTAGATGGTATAGCTAGACGCTCTGCCAGACGCTTCTGGTATTCACTATATTTCTTTTGAGTACTTGACGTACGACCCATTTTAGTCTTACGAAACTCGTCGTCTAGATACCCTATTTTAATTTTTTTAGCCATCTTTTTTCTTTGTTTTTGACTTATATTGAGCTAATAGTTTATCACCCATACCCATAGATTTACCAGCACCAAAGAAACTATTATCGCCAAATGCTTTAATAAAGTTTTCTTTTTGAGTCCGAGATGGTCCAGTTCCCTGTGTCATCTTGGTCTTGCCTTTTTTCTTAGATACATTTACATCAACTGTACTCATTTTACTGACAACACGCCGGAGTCAATGCCTAGCTGTATCATTTGAGCGCCTGCGCCCCTACCTGCTACAGTATGCCTTGAAACCTTGCCTGTCCCTCTTTTACCTGATGTAAGTTTTGTCTTGCCTGCTTTTTTAGCATTAGAGACTTTTACATCTGTTGTTTTAGCCTGGGTCATTTCTTTTTACCGCCGCCGTAACCTTTTCCTTTTTTAGGCATATCAGCCTCCTTTCTTATTTTGTGATCGTTTCAAATCAGCGTTAGACGGGGCCCCTTTAGACCCCGGCTTCCGCATTGTCTCACCAGAACCGGCCTTTATTCTTTTACGCTTAGCGTGTATATTAGCCCAAAGGCCCATTTTGGTTTTTCCCATTTATGTCTCCGGATATGCAAACCCAAACAATGCTTGCATCTTTTCAATGGCAGCACCGTGTCCATCACGTTCGCTATCATTGTACTGCTGCATAAAGTTAGGGTCTCGTTGTAGCCTAGCAATCTCCTGCCTTGCTGCATCCGGTGTCAATGTAAATGAATTACCTCGGCCTGATGTATCCGCAGAATCTTCCATGATACCCATGCCTATCTTAGAAAACATCTTAATAAACATAGGGTGATCACCTAGACCGGTTTCATCTAGCCAACCTAGAAACTCATCGCCGCCAAACTCAGCTGCTGCACGTTGAGCTGCATCTACGCGCTCGTCGTATGCTGCACCAAACTCTCGTTTGATTTCGCTATCCCACTCAGCTATCTGAGACTCTCGACCGACAGTCATATCATTATGACCTTTGCCGATATAGTCCATATAGCCGCTGTATAGCTTTTGAGCTTGTGACTGAGACAGACCAGATTCATGCATAAGTTTCAGCATTTCTCCTTCCATCTCTGAATTATACTCTAGGCCTTGTGGTAAATCAGGGCGTGAGATTTCATACTTCTCAGGCCTACCTAACCTATTATAAAATTCATTCATCTCGTCAGGCGATGCATCTTCTTTGGGAAGAACTACTTTATCTGCACCAACCATTTTTTGGCCATGAATAAAACTCTTGGCCAACCCATTAACGTCCTGTATTGAAGCAAGGCTCGGATCATGTCTTATATCGTCACTTAATGACGCTCTCCAATCACCACCCGAGCTACCCGCATCAATCTCTACGGACCCGACGTCCTCACTCATCTTCTACCTCCTTTGGTAAGTTTAACAATTCCTGCGGATCTCTATCAATGAAACGCAAGATACTTAAAACCACTCGACGCATACCTTCACGGTGTGCAGTCTCATGGGTATCACCTGGTACATAGGTTGCTTCATTTACATGAGCAATCTTGCACAGATAATTCAGTACGCGGTTACCTGACTCTGTTAAAAACACAGCCCGCATATCAGTGTGAAGTTCTGACATTGGATTTGGTTTATCCTCCGCCACCAGTCACTCCTTCCGCGTTTGCAGCAGCTACACTCATATCCTTAGCTGTGGTAGCTTGTTGCTGCATCATCATAGCTTCTTTTTCTTCATTAGCCGCTTGTGCTCTTTCTTCACGCTGTTTAGCGACTGTTTCAGGATCGACCAAGGTTTCCATAGGCGCATCTAGAGTAGAGTGTGCCCATCGGAACGTCTGGTCCGCGTCAATGTTATCAAATAGTTCTGGCTTGACATTAGCTAGTGGTACCATTTGTTCTAAAAATCTTGTAAAATTAAATACTGCGCTAGACTTTTGTGCTCTGTTTACTGGTGATACATAATCAACTTGTAGCTGTACGCCTTCTAGTTCTACAGGCGGTGGCATTATTTCTTGACGTCTTACAAGTAAAGCAAAGACACGATCGATCATAGGTCCAAGAAACTCGGCTTGCAGTCGTCCAACCATTGGACCCATAAGCCTCATCTTCTCTTCTTGACGCTGCAATACTTCTGTCGCAGTCATTTGTGGACCGTCTTTAAGCTGCATCCAGTCTACATGAAATGATTTGCTGATATGCTCGCGTCTAGACTCAATAAAGTCTAAGCCTACGTCAGGTCTTTCACCACCAACTAACGGTTCTACCTTATCAGGTGTACCTGATCTATAGTAGTTTAAGCCTCCTGGTATAGTACGTAACGGCATCATAAAGCCATCATCTGGTACCATAAGTGGTGGATCAGTTGCTTTTTGTGCTGCCCTGATAGTAGTCTTCATCATCTCATTGACCATACGAATATCAGGTAAACAAACCATAGCAGGTGATCGTCCATATACTTCCCCTGACGTTTTAGACCATCGAGGTACCATATATGGAAACTCCATAAAGCCGCCTTCTTTTAGTAGTATCTTTTCTTCTACTAAAACGTAGCAAGACTTAAATGGCATGTTCAGAGGATCTTTCTTTTCTTCCCCTGTATATTGTAAGTCAGCTCTAGGTTCAACTGCATGTATACAGGTAAACTCTTGGAATGGCTGCTTAGTAGCTATCTCCTTAAACTTCTCGGGTAGAACGTCAGCATACAACTGCATCAATTGTCTTGCAGTATGTTTGTACTTTCTATATACTGTATCTACCACACCTTCATGATTTTCAGCCACGTAACAATCAGCTAGATGGAATGATCTAAACTGTATAGGTTTACCTGGCCTATCTTCGACATAAAACACAGCTGTGCCATATGCCCCTAGGTCAAGGTATAGTTCGTGTACTGATGTAATGAAGTTAGTTTGTGGGATATTAAATGCACGGTCAAACATAGTTTCGACTGTGCTTTGCATCCAACGTCGCATGCCGGTGCTTTCTTCAACACCGGGTAATCGTAATGAAAACCAACGTTCTGCTTGATTGGTCAGATGACCATGTAATCCAGATGCCAATTGTTCATTGGCAAGTGGTGCTGTAGAGTCAAACACTTTATCAAACCTAGACCGGCTGCCCCTAAATTGCTTTGTAGTAAAATCTCCACGGCGAGGATTGACATAGTCAGTACAATCCTGCCAGAGACTTTCCCACGGGGCACGCCAAGACTCAAGCTGCTCTAAGCGCTTAACGACTTGATTTACAGCATCTTCTTTCATACTTAGTAATTACCAAGTTTCTCTGAAGCTCCACCAAGAAGTTTCTTTTTCTTGATCTTCTCCATTTC